TCACTGTTTCTAACCCGGGTTTTGGCTATTTGGCTCCGCCCCTGATTGAGTTTGTAGGCGAAGGCGCAGGTGCTGTGGCCACTGCCAGTATATCAGGCAGTTCAATCAGTGGCATTACCTTGATATCAGGTGGTTCTGGATATCGCCCAGTTCCTCCTACCATGCAGTCAGTGCAGGTGCTTGTTTCCACAGGACGTGTGGTAAACTTGAAGTACCGGTAAGCCAAAACAAGTTGCATTGTCTTAAAAAACGTGTTACAATAGTAGCATGATTGACGTGTTAGCATTTTTACCAGGCAAAAGAAAACAGTCCAGTTCTGGATGGATTTCTTTTAACGCACCCTGTTGTGTACACAACGGCAACACACCAGATCGTCGTGGACGTGGTGGCATCAAACTATCAGACCAAGGCTGGAGTTATCACTGCTTTAACTGCGGATACAAAACAAGTTTTATTCTTGGGCGCAATATCGGATTTAAAGCACGACGCCTGCTAGAATGGATAGGCGTTCCTGAAAACGAGATCAATCAAATCAATCTTGAAAGCATGCGCCATCGTAACATGGAAGGCATGATTGAAGACCGTCAGCGTGTGTGGAACAACACAGCACCCATTGAGTTTAAAGAAACAGACTTGCCGGAATTTACAGATTTTGTAACAACAGCAACACCTGAGCAATGGGCATATCTGCGTAGCAGGCATGTGCCGGAAGACTATCCCGTCATGGTGGCAGCTACAACACGAGCAGGTGTAGTTGTTCCGTTTACATACAACAATCAAGTAGTAGGCAGTACCATACGTTTCTTGGATGATCGTAATCCACGTTATATTAATGACATGCAAAAGGGCTATGTGTTTGGCATAGACCTACAGCAAGCAGGTTGGCAAAATGTGATTGTGACAGAAGGTATTTTTGATGCACTCAGTATCAGTGGACTGGCTGTGATGCATAACGAAGTCAGTGATGATCAAGCAAGACTAATACGCAGCCTAGGACGCAATGTTGTTGTGGTTCCGGATCAAGACACTGCAGGTGTAGAATTAATTGATCGTGCTGTGGAACTGGGATGGAGTGTAAGCATTCCAGACTGGGGCAAGCATATCAAGGATGTAAACGATGCTGTAATAGAATACGGAAAACTTGCAACACTAATGCTGATTATGCAGGCCAGAGAAACTAGTAAAATTAAAATAGAACTAAGGAAAAAGAAACTTGCTAAAAAATTTCAAAAGGATACAGTGTGAAAATACTAGTTTGTGGTGATAGTTATTGTGTGACAGACCCGGCATTTCCTAACTTGCATTGGTCTGAAAAAATACTCAATCATTCTCATGATTATGAAATATGCAATCTAGCGTTTGGCGGCTGTAGTAATGCACTGATTGCAACGCAATTGCTCCAAGGGCTGCAACTCAATCCTGATTTTGTAGTATTATCCTTTACAAATGAAGGCCGGTACGAGTTAGACAAAGATCTATTTGCATTACCGTCGGAGTTAACATCGGCAGAGCTGGCGTCTTATTTAAAACAACGATATACTACCAATAACTACGATATTGATAAAAGTAAACTAGAAATAGTCAATCAATATAAAACTTTAGCTAGTTCTGAAAATTTTGAAAAGCTAAAAAATTATTTTTATATTTGTTTTTGTTTGATGACGTTGCAATCTAGAAATATTAATTTCTGTTTTAGCCTGGGCGGGTTTGAATACAAACAAGATTACACTGTTTTTCTAAATTCTAACTTTGTGGAAAATTTAGTAACAGAGTTTGGTAAATTTGAATTGCATACAAATTTGTGGTACCACGGTAATTCTGTAGTTCCGTATTTTCATGTTAATGATGACAAAGTACAAACATTGTTTGCTAATGAGTGCATTTCTAAATTAAAGTCTAGTTATGTCTAATTGGTGTCCAGAAATCTATCGCAGTTTATTTGTTGATCGATTCAATGATGACAAAATTCGTATAGCACCGTGTTGCCAGGCAAAGCATGCCATTGAATCAGTTGATTCGTTTGATTTCAATACTAGTCCCTACTTGAGTAGTCTACGACAACAGTTCGATCAAGGGCAAAAGCCTGCTGCATGCAATAGGTGCTGGCAAGCCGAAGATCTAGGACATAAAAGCCGTAGACAAAGCGCAATTGAATTTTTTAATTTGGCTGAATCTACTAACGAAGTTTTGTTAGAAGGAATAGATCATAGTGCCACCTGGGCCTGCAACATGGCATGCATTATGTGCAGCCCGATTGACAGTAGTTTATGGGCCAAGGAAAAATCCTATGGAGTTAGAGAACTAATATCAATTGGGAGAAAGTTTCAACAAGACAACGACATACTTTCTAAATTAGACGTTAGCAAGGTTAAAAAAATACATTTTAATGGCGGAGAGCCTTTTTTAAATCTACAGCAGCTGGATTTTTTAAAACAATTAGACGAACAAGATGTTTTAAAAAACGTTTTTATCAGTTATAATACTAATGGTAGCATATTTCCTGACAGCAGAATTATTAAATATTGGAAAAAAAGTCGCCTAGTTAAATTATTTTTTAGTATTGATGCTACAGAGTCAGCTTTTGAATATATACGTTGGCCTGGCAAATGGACCCAGGTATCTAACAACATACAAAAAATGAAAGATACTCTTCCTAACAATGTAATGTTTGGACTCAATGTAACTGTGGGTAGTTACAATATCTTAGAATTAAAAGAGCTTTGGAATTGGTTTGATACAACCATTGCTACTAACAGGGATGGTGATCGTAGTGATTTTAATTGGCAAATAGCAACCAACTTTGATCCAGCAACTTCTCATGCTGGCGCAAAAAGCAGGATGCTCCAAGAGTTAGAAAACATTGATCAAATGCAAGGACTCGTTAACTATATTAGATCGTCACAGACTAAGTCTAGATCAGATATTTGGATTGAAATATTAGAAAACTATGATCAAAAAAGAAACACAAGCTGGAGAGAAAGTTTGCAAATTGGAAAGTACTATTAAACAATGTTAAAAGATTACGGACTTGAAGTCCAGCGATTATTCTTAGAAATGATGTTAGAAGACGCCAGCAGTTATGTGCGTGTTCAAAACATTTACAACCCTCAAAACTTTGACAAGAGTTTGCGGCCAGCGGCTGAGTTCATTAAAGAACACAGTGACAAGCATAAAACTATGCCTGACAAGATGCAGATTTCGGCAACTACAGGAATCAAACTACAGGCCGTACCCGACTTAAATGACGGACATTTTGATTGGTTCATGACCGAATTCGAAGGCTTTACCAAGCGTCAAGAACTTGAACGTGCTATTTTAAAGTCGGCCGACCTGCTGGAGAAGGGTGAGTTTGAGCCAGTTGAGAAACTGATCAAAGATGCAGTACAAATATCTCTTACAAAAGACATGGGCACAGACTACTTTGCTGATCCTGCAAGTCGTATTAACCGATACTTTAACTCAGGTGGGCAGGTTTCTACAGGATGGCCACAACTGGACCGGTTGTTGTATGGTGGATTCAGTCGTGGTGAATTGAACATCTTTGCAGGCGGATCTGGTTCGGGTAAAAGTTTAGTAATGATGAACATTGCGTTGAACTGGCTACAGCAAGGACTCAGTGGCGTGTACGTTACACTAGAACTGTCAGAAGAACTTACCAGTTTGCGTACAGATGCCATGTTGACCAATATGTCAACTAAAGATATCCGCAAAGACATCGACACAACAGAACTCAAAGTTAAATTGGTTGCTAAGAAGAGCGGGCAGTATCGTGTCAAGGCATTGCCAGCACAGAGCAACATCAATGACATACGTAGTTATATCAAAGAAGTGCAGATCCAAACGGGCATCCGAGTAGACTTCCTGATGATTGACTACTTGGACTTGCTGATGCCAGTCTCTGCTAAAGTCAGTCCAAACGACTTGTTTGTCAAAGACAAGTATGTTTCGGAAGAACTGCGTAACTTGGCCAAGGAACTGGGTGTGTTGATGGTCACTGCAAGTCAGTTGAATCGCAGTGCAGTGGAAGAAATTGAATTTGACCACAGTCATATCTCGGGTGGTATCAGTAAAATTAACACAGCAGACAATGTGTTTGGTATCTTTACTAGTCGTGCCATGAAAGAACGTGGCAAGTATCAGATACAATGTATGAAATCTCGAAGCTCGACCGGCGTTGGTCAAAAAATTGATTTGGAGTATAACATTGAAACTATGCGCATTACTGATGAAGGCGGGGACGAAGGAACCGGGTACAACCGTCCCCAAAGTTCAC